GCCAAGACAATAAGTTCTGGTATCAATGGTGGGGAGGCGATTGCGTATGTTTCCAGGATATAGATGCTTTTGCGGCAAGCATACCGAAAGACGATGATTCAATCGATATGCGCATCTTCTGCAATGGCGGCTCTGTGATTGAAGGCTGGGCGATTTACGACCGACTGCGACAGAGCGGAAAGAAGATTTCCTGCACCGTTGAGGGCAAGGCAGCATCCATGGCAACAATCATCATGCTTGCAGCACCAAAGGAGAACCGCAAGGCATACGAGAACGCTGCCTTCCTCCTGCACAACCCATATGTTCCTGGCTACCTTTTAGGCGACCAGCTGAACGCAAAGGACTTGAAAAACCAGAGCGAGGAATTGCAGATGTGGCAGGATATGATGGTGGACGCATACGTAGAGCGGTGCGAGTGCGACCGGGAAGAGATTCAAGCCTTGATGGATAAGGACATCTTCATCAACACCAGCGAGGCTTTGCGCCTAGGTCTTATCAGCAGCACCATTGTACCACTCAGCGCAAGCGCATCAAAACGCAACATAGAAAATTTTATTAATTCAAAACAACAAAATCCAAAAGCAATGGAGAAGAAAACAGAAGTAAAGGCTTCTCTCCTCGACCAGATTCTCGCCAAGTTGGGCGTGAAGACACTGGAGGAAGCAGAGCAGGCGGTGGCAGAGCCACAAGCCAAGGCAGAGCCAAAGGCGATGGAACTCAACACAGCGGACGGACAGACACTGACCGTAGAGCGTGAAGAGGGAGATCCACAAGTTGGCGACAAGGCAAGTCCGGACGGAACATTTGAGATGCCGGACGGTAAGACAATTGTTGTCGAAGACGGTGTAATTACCGACATTCAGACCGCAGGCAATGAAGGCGGTGAAGGCAATGAAGGCAATGAAGGCGGTGAGGGCGGCAGCGCATCAAGCACCGACAATGAAACCGTAGCCAAGTTGAAGCAGCAGGTAGCAGCACTCAAACAGCAGTTGAACGACACCAAGGCACAGCTGGCAGGCGCACAGAAACTCGCAAAGAGCAAGGAAGACATGCGCATCCTGAATGCTGTGAAGATGGCAGGCGGTGCTGAGAAGGTTTTAGCAGGCTTCAGCAGCCACTACCAGCCAGCACAGCGACAGCCAAGCGGCAAGGGCGCAGGCGACAACGTGAACGCTGTCGAGGAAGGCAAGAACGCTATCAAGGAGAGACTTGCCAAGCTCCACAAAAAGGGCAAGAAGTAACCAAGTATTAACCCATTAAATCAAAAGAAAATAATGGCAGGATTTACAAAACAGCAGCTCGAGAACCTTAAACTCGAGCCAGAAAACCTCGCAAGCATCAAGGATGCCGTGCAGGAAACCTTCTACAACGATGAAGACTTCTCTTCATTCGTGAACATTCAGAAGGTCAAAGAGAAAGACCCTATCGCTCTTCTCGGAGAGATGGAAATGGTAGGTAAGAAGGGTGGCGGTTGCGACCCTACCTATGAGGAGAAGGGTATCGCCAACTCCCAGAAGCGTTGGGAATTCGGACAGTGGGAAATCCCAGTCAAGATTTGCTACGAGGCAATAAAGGGAACCATCGGAGAGTACTCACTGAAGACTGGTACAGCCATTGGCGACCTCACCAGCACCGACTTTATGGCAATCTATGCAGATGCACTCCAGCGAGCCATGGAGCAGATGATTTGGCGTTTCGGCTGGCTTGGTGACAAGGAGGCAGCATTGGCAGGTGAAGGTGGCGGCAAGCTGACAGCAGGCTTAGATGTCAGTAATTTCAACGTCTGCGATGGTCTCTTCAAGCGCATCTTTACAGCCACAGCGACCAAACATACAGCCATCGCAGCCAACAGCGAGACCACTGCAGCATTGCAGATTTCTGCATTGCGCAAGAGTGGTGCGGCTACTACACTTGTAGACACCATTTTGATGGATGCAGACACACGTATCGTTGACGACAGCGATGCCGTATTGCTCATGACACGCTCGCTTGCTGACGCATTGACCTACGACCTCAAGAAGACCTACCACGACATTATGCCATGGGAGAAGTTGTTCGATGGCTTCGAAGTAGCGACCTACAACGGAGTGAAGATTGCACGTGTCGGCATTTGGGACAGAATGATTAAGGCATACGAGAAGGGCGAGGCTACAATCAACCTTCCACACCGTGCGGTATTCTGCAACCCTAAGCACCTTATGATTGGTACAGACGCAGACAATCTCATCAGCGACCTCGACATCTGGTTCGACAAGAAGGAGCGCAGAAACTATCTCTATGCTACTGGTAAGATTGGCACGGCTCTCCTCGAAGAGGACATGATCCATGCAGCTTACTAATCGCTCCAAATTTTCAGTTTAGTATTAAGTTATTTTGACAATCCTCAACACCCACAAAACGGTGTTGGGGATATAACAATTTTAAAACGAATTAATATGACAACAACTTGCGAGAGCCTTATCGCCCAGGACATCATCATCCCTTGCGAAGACCAAGTTACGAAGGGACTGGAGGGCGATGGACTTATCATCAATCGAGACGACATTGACTTCACCAAGTCCGTTGTAGCGGGCAATATAATTAAAACATTAGTTTTGAAGACTGGCAAGAAAGCATACGCTATCCGGCAGGAAGGCAGCAAGCCATTCACTGGAACCAAGACCGAGCTGACAATTGGCACGTATCGCAACAGCTGGAAGAATACCGTAGCAGTCGTGGTATTGGCAAACACACCTGACGTTTGCGCAAATATCATTGACGGACTGGCGAACGGAAAGTTTGTCATCATCCTGCGCAACCTTTCAAAGGGAGCGGACGGAAAGGCAGAGTACCAGGTATTCGGATATGCGCAAGCACTGAAGGCAAGCGCAGGCGAAAACGACAAGTACTCAGACGACACCGAGGGCGGCTGGCTTATCACGTTGGAAGAGGAGAGCGTACCAAAGGCAGCTTATTTCTTCTTCGACACAGACAGCGAGACCACAGCAGCCAAGTATAAGAGCCTTCTGACGGAAGCAGCAGCGTAGCCTATGACATACAAGGAAGCAACAGCCAAGGTCAGTGAGTTGAAGGCACGTTTCGACAGTCCCTTTGATTCAACCGACAAGGCAGTTATAGAATCTCTATATTTCGAGGTAACACGCAAGCGGTTTGTCCCGACAACCTGCCAGCAGTGTTACCACGATGCTCTGATAGAAATATATCTAAAACTCAAAAAAGAAAAGGCAATGCCAAAAACATGTAATTACGCAATGAAGGCAGGTTTTATCATTTCCTGCCCGGATTTCTACCATGGTAAGATTTTCACTAACGAGAACTTGACCGACAAGGTAGCGCATGAATATCTGACGAAGTACCCACACATGGAAAGCTACTTTCAGAAGATACCCAGTGATGAACTCATCGAGAACAAGCAGCCGCCAGCAGACAGCGAGAACAAGCAGCCGCCAGCAGACATCGACAGCGGTGCAGATGATACCGCAGGGAAAGATCCTGCCGAAAAAGCAGCAGGCAGCGACAAGAAGAAAGACCTCGACCAAGCCGAGAAAGCAGGCAAGGAAGAGTAACAAAACAACAAGTAAAACGACACAAGCAGTATGAACGTTAAGACAGTTAAAAAGCCAAAGCGAAGGGTTGATATTGGCTACGTCAGCCGATTCAAGATGCAGGCATACGGATATGATAATCTTTATCCGCAGAACCTCGCACGCATCACTGAAGCCAGCGGTACGGCAATGCTGTGCCTTAACCGATATGCCCGATTCATTGAGGGCTACGGCTTTGATAGCGACATTCTAGCAGCGTTGGCGATGAACCCACAAGGGGACACGGCAGACGATTTGCTCCGGAACGTAGCGCAAGACCTCGCACGCTTTGGAGGCTTTGCCCTTCATGTAAACTACAACGTTCTAGGGCAGGTGTCGAGCGTGAGCCACGTACCCTTTGAGAATTGCCGCCTTGAAGAGACGGATGACAAGGGGAACGTAGCGCACGTCTTGCTGCATCCCGACTGGGAGCAGAAGAAAACGAGGAACGGAAAGCGTTTGATGGTGAATGAGAAGACCATTGAACGCATCAACGTCTTCAATCCAGACCCTGACATCGTTCTTGAACAGATTGAGAACGCAGGAGGCATCGACAGCTACAAGGGACAGATTCTGTGGCAGAGCCTAGACGGAAAGTTCATCTATCCGACAGCCAACTACGATTCTGCCATCACGGAGATTTCGACCGATGAGGGACTGGGTAACGTCAAGATGCGAAACGTCCGCAACAACTTCCTCGTGTCGTGTATGCTCGTAACCAAGAAGGGCGTGCCTAAGTTCAACGAGAAAGGCGAAGAGGTGGAGAGCGGACAGATGATTTCCGATGAAGACCTTTTGCAGTTCCAAGGGGACGAGAACACAGCGAAGATTCTTGCTGTCGAGGTGGAGAACGAGGAAGACGAGCCGAAGGTTGTCGCCTTCCCGACAAAAAACTTCGACAAGGAGTTCAGCGTGACCGACAGCAGCGTTATCGAGCGAATCTACGCACAGTTCCATCAAGAACTCTTCTACTCAATTCGTATTGGCAAGCTGGGATTCAGCGGACAAGTTATGCAGGACGCTTACGAATACTATGCAGGCGAAGTGACGACCGAGCAGCGTTTCATCGAGCGAGCCTTCAAGAAGATTTTTAAGAACTGGCAAGACCCAGCCATTCAGAACCTAGACCCCAAGCTACAGCCGTTGAAGTATATCAGCAGCGAGGTGGCAGGGAACAACACGATAGATTGATTGAGCCTATGGGAGAACAGAGAAAACAACTTATCACGGCAGACCAGTTCCGGGAACTGGCACGACCGACCAGCACACACCTAGATGAGGATGATGTGAACGCATACATTCGGGAATGCGAAGATGCGAACATCATACCAGCCATCGGGTGGGAGCGGTTCAAGGCAGCGACCGAGCAGGGAGAGTGGGGCGATTCAGTATTGCCCGATTTCCAGCCTGCAACTTTCCTGGACGGTGGCGAATACACCACCAAGAAGAATGGAGATTGCATCCAAGAAGAAACCAAGGTGCAGAAGTACACCAGCGGAATACGCAAAGCACTCGCTTATTTCACGTATGCGAGGCTTTTTCGTGCCGATGGCACAATTATAAGCCGAGCAGGTGGAATGCGCCACAGAGACGATTATTCAGACCATGTTCAAGACGTTTCGAGCAACAAGCAGTACAACGACATCATGGATATGGCAGAAAGATATTTATCAGATGCTCTCGAATATCTCAAGACATTCACCCCGAAAGGGGAAGTGAAGGCACAGAGAGGGACTAGGGCACACATTCACGCAATAGGCAACTAAAAGCATATAAGTTATGAACGAGGATATTCAAAAAATGCTCCGTATGGCAGAGCTGATACGAGATGCAACGCAGGTTGGAGAAAACACAGCGGTGCGTGTCGGCACGGAAATTTACGACATCGTTGTCGAGTTAAGCAGGATGCTTGCCATGATGGACGATAAACTGGAGAACGATGCGGTCGTTAGGATTATCAAGAGTGAACTCGCCAAGATAACAATAATGGAAGCGCAAATTGCGGATGGGGCGATAACGGCAGCGAAGCTTGCCGATGGCTCTGTAAAGAACAGACACCTAGCATCCAATTGTGTGACCTCAGATAAACTACAACCGGGAGCGGTCAAACACGACCATCTGACCGAGGACTGTATATCAACTGGAAACATCAGAGACGGCAGCGTGACAGCAAAAAAACTCGGCACGGACATCTACAAGGATATTTCAAACAGAGTGACCGACATCGTGACGAAGGATTTCCCACCAGCAATCACGGAGGAACAGATAACAGACATTACAAGTAAATAACAATTTAAAACAATAGATTATGCAATTTTTAGACGCAATTGGACTTGCTTACTTTTGGGAGAAGATTAAGGACTGGGTTAAGGCTGGTTTTTTTAGCAAAAGAGGTGGTGAAATTAATCCTGAAAGCGGTTTGCAATATATGATTAACGGAGATCACCTAGGTATAACAACAAGTGGTAGTGAAAATGAAACTATAAACATTTTCAATGTGGATGAAAATGGAATGGAAGCTATAAATATCGTGAAGACTGGTGGCACTGCAACCCAAGTGTTGATGGCAGACGGCTCGGTCAAGGAGGTAGGCGGCAAGAGTGGCATCGCAGGACTTGATGCCAACGGAAGAATCCCGCTCGCACAACTTGGCAACCTCGATACATCTTTGTTCAAGTTGGTAACCAGCCTTCCTTCATCGGGCGAGAGTAACAAGATATACATCGTTAAGGACGGAAGCGATGCCAACGATGTGTATCAAGAGTATTACTATACCAATGGTGCGTGGGAAAAAATCGGTACTCACACCGTGAAGGTCGATTTAACGCCTTACGCCAAAAAGACGGAAGCGGTAATAAATATGGATTTCAGAGGTGTAGCATCCGATGGGTCATCTACTTCAAACACTTCAATTCGAAATCTTGTATATACACTAGGTGATGGGAGGGTGAAAGTAGCGGATGTACCTCTTGCTGAACCCAGAACTACTGGGGGAAGACCTTATCCTGGTCAAAACGGCTTCATGAGAGCCTCCGATAAGGCTAAGCTAGATGGCATTGCGGATGGTGCAAACAATTACACCCTGCCTACTGCCAGTGCATCGGTGTTGGGTGGTATTCTTATAGGTTATGGTACAAGCGGTCGTAATTATGCCGTCCTGCTAGATGGAAGCGGTAAGGCTTATGTTAATGTTCCGTGGACTGACACAAACACCACCTATGACTTGTCACCTTATGCTAAAAAGATGGAGACAGTTGACTTTAGTTCAATTAGACTAGACAAAAGGGCTATCGCTAATACACCACAGGGACTGATACAAAAGCAGATTATATTGTTTAATACTCTAGGTGATAATGTTAAAAGTGTAGAAATAGTACTTGAAGAGGCTGCATCTAATATGTCAGGCTTAATGTCCATAAGAGACAAGAATAAATTAGATTACATAGCTGATGGTGCAACTGCGGACAGCGCAATCCCAATATCGGTAATTGATGCATTAAATTAGAAAGGGGGTTTATATGAATTTCTTAGATAAAAATGGACTAAACCATCTTTGGACGAAAATAAAAGCAAGTTTTGGTACAGCTATTGTTGAGAGTTCTCAAAATTCAAACATTCCATTTGTTACAAATCATCAAATTGTTAATGTTAATCGCTCAGGTAATATCAACGTATATGATTGGTTTCAAAAGGCATCAAAAGGAGGCATCCTGGAGGTAGTCTTTGCAGGAGAAGTGCTTGGAAGTTACACTTATTGCAATAACGGCAATATTAGTTACATGTATCAAATGCAAGGAACATCACATGGTCCAGATATTGCTAATATTGGCTTTTTGAAAACGGATTACAATACCTATGCACGCTTAATTAAGATGGATGATGATAAACTTGTTGTTGCAGAGTTTGTTCAAAACAAGTAAAACTAAAATAATTTTAAAATTTTAAAATAATATATTGTTTATTTTACCTTTTTTTGTTAAAATTTTGCTTAAATGAGGTGATTAGCAAAATGTTAGTAGAAAATTTAATTGAATTAGCTAATAATATACAAAAAAAGAAAACAGAAGGACAAACAATTGAAGTAAAAAGTGCTAATAAAGGCTGTCCAAAAAGATTATATGATACATTATCTAGTTTTTCTAACCAAGATACAGGTGGAATAATATTATT